AGCCCGCACAAGAGCGCGAGAGCGGCTTGGACATGGCCGCAGTGCTGTCGGGTACCAAATCGGAAATGAAGGCCGCCTGCGAGATGCTAGGGCTTGATACCGATGGAACCAAGTCAGAACTCAAGGCACGTCTTGAGGGAGCAATGTAAATGATTCTCGCTTCTGCCACATATCAGGTGCGTCGATACGAGCGCACAGTGGTTGACGGTGTCATCCAAGTCACAGAGGTGCTTCGCTTCTCAGTGGAGGGCAGTTTGCAGCCTGCTGACGACGAAGAGCTTGTGTCAGATGATTCCGGTTGGAGGCCGAAGGGAACATTTAAGTTGTACACGACAGCGAATACGGATTTGCGGTTTGGAGGAACGGACAGGACAACGGGTGAATCCTATGAGCCTGATCGAGTGATTCTCGATGGAAAGTTCCTCTATGTGCATGGGGTAGAAAATTACAAGACAGCCTTCGGACTTCTTCCTCACAAGAAGTGGATTCTTGTGGAGCCTGAGATCGAAGTCGCAGCATTTGCAGACGAGGATTGCTAGATGGCAGAAACTCGCGTCTATCAGCCCAGTGCAACGGAGAGAAATCTCCGATTGTGGATCGTCAAAGCCTTTCAGGGAGAGGGGCTTGACGCAGAGGTGATTTACGCCAATCAAGGTGCGAATCGAATCGATAGACCTTTTGCCCTTTTGCAGATCATTACAGAAGATGTGGTTCAATATCCGTTTGAAATTGTGACAGACAATGTAAAGATAGACGGAACCTATGAAGTGCAAATGCTAGAGCATCGAGCAGGATCAGTGCAGATCACCACACATGGAAGCATGTGTTGGCAAATGATAGATGCGATAGCGAGGTCGATTCGGCGCAGTGATGTCATCGACTACAACACCGAGAATGGAATCGAGATCATGAGGCCATTGACAGGCATAAACGATATACCACTGCTTTTGTCCACCCAAGTGGAGCCGAGGAAGCAGCAGGACTATGAATATGCCTTTGCACGCAAAACCATTATCTCTTCTGTCAGCGCAGATGTACTTGAGAGAGTCATTGCTACTGGTAGCATTGAAAACCAAAACCCAAATCCTGTTGAACCAATCATAGACGAATCATGGCCATAGGAGACACGAATGAGCCTCGACAGCATTATCGACATTGACATCAGTCTCTCCGCACCAGCGGTGAGCAGAGCAGGTTTCGGCACCCCGCTGATCGGATGCCATAACTTGCCAGTGGGATTTACGGAGCGCATTCGCTTCTATGCAAGCGCAGCCGAAGCAGCCGCCGATACTGACCTGACGGCAGATGCACAGGCACGTGTGACTACTGGCTTTTCACAAAGTCCATCACCGAGCCAAATCGCAGTCGGACGCCTCGACAACGACCAAGCCCAAATCGTCGAGTTCACCGTCGCGGTCGCAGCGGCCGAAGATTACTCGATCACGATTAACGGCATCACGGAAACCTATTCCGCAGGCGGCTTAGATACTCCGACGACGATCGCAGCGGCTCTCGCTGGACTGATCAACGGCAACCCGACGCTTTCGGCTGTGGTTACGGCCACACCGGCTGCGGGTGTTGTGAGTGTCGAGGCGGATGTCGCAGGAACACCGTTCACCTACTCCTCGGCGGCGACGGGAACCGGTTCCATCACCGAGGCTGAGACGCAGGCGAACTTGAGTGTGGCCACGAGCTTGGACGCCATCTTGGCAGAGAATGCTGCCGGGTGGTACGGACTGTGTCTCGATACCCGTGCCACGTTCCTTGCGAACAACGACCTGGAGATCGAGCGTGCCGCTGAGTGGACCGAGGCCAACAACAAGTTGTTCTTCGGTCAGTCGGCAAGTGCAGACATCATTACGTCGGTATCTTCTGACATCGCAAGCGAACTCAAGGCGAACTCGTACCAGCGAACTGCACTGATTTACTACAGTGACAACGCGGAGAATACGGACATCGCATGGCTTGCCACGTTCCTCGCAAATGATTTCGATCAGACTGCGCCCACGGCCTCTTTCCAGACGCTGGAAGGAATCGCCACTGAGGAGCTTGGAACGACAGCACAGAACAACCTGAATGCCAAGTACGCCAACTACTACACCACACTCAAGGGAGTGGGAGCCACGGCCAATGGCCTGGTTGCAGCCAACTACGATATTGAGCTTATCGTGACGGCTGACTGGGTAGAGGCAAGAGCAAGTGAGTCAATCGCTCAGTTGTTTTTGAATACCGCAAATTCTGGAACCCGAATCTTCTTTAACGACAAAGGATTTGAGCAAGTAGCAGGCTTGGTCTTTAATGTCTTGAAGAACGGTGAAGTGATTGGTCACTTCAATCAGGAGACAAGCGAGGTCAAGGTTCCCAAACTCAGTGAGGTATCTGCATCTGATCGATCCGCAGGCATCTTGCGAATGGAGTTTGGTACCCAGTACTCAGGCAAAGTAAAGCAAGTGATCATTCGAGGAACCGTGTCGGCTGACTTCACGTCACTGTCGTAAGAGGGAGGTAGAGAGAAATGGCTATTGGAGCATCGAAAACATACAACCTCGCTCAGGTGCAAATCGCTATCAATGGTGTTCCCATTGAAGGGTTTGGAGAATCTGACGCGATTACATTTGAACCGAATTCCGATCTTTACGAGTCGGCGGTGGGTGCAGATGGTGAAGTCACCAGAAGTGCCACCAACGACCGTTCAGGGACGATTACCATCACATTGATGTCAACCTCCGTATCCAACGCGACGATGACCTTCTATTTGACAGCATCGAAAGCATCGGGTGGAGGTTTGCTTGGGAATGACAAATTCCAAATTTACGTCAAAGATCTCAATAGTGGGGACTTCTTCTTGGCAAACAATGCCTACATTCAGAAGGAGCCAAACTCCACCTACGGGAGAAATGCGGCTGAGCGAGAGTGGACCATTTACGCTGCCAACGTAACTACCGGGTTCACTGGAAACGCAGTATAACAACGGCATAACAAAGGGGTAAGACCATGCCAAGACAAGAGCTTGTAAAGAGCATTGCAGACGACTACGGTGCGTCTCACACGTACACCTTGATGCAGCATCCTGCTGACGAAGGCTTTGAGTTGCTTCAAGTCATCCTTCGTATTGTTGGAAACGTGGGTGGTGTCTTTATTGACGCCATCGACGGAGAAGACGACGACGCAGAGATCAACGGAGAAAAGCTAGGTGCTGCCGTTGCAGCCTTCTCGCAAGAGTTGGTGACATCAGGCGGCACGGACTTTTGCAAAAAGCTACTCAAGTACACAACTCGTGTGAATGAGGATGGCAAGGAGCAGAAGGTTGCGCCAAACTTTGCTCAGATCTATCAGGGCAATTATGGTGAATTGGCGATGGCCGTCTGGTTTGCAGTGGACTCAAACTTCGGCCCTTCCTTGCGCGCAAGGATCGGAAACGTCGACATATCCCAGAAGATAGCGTCTCTCAACGTGCTCAGCGCATAGCAGAAGACGCTTCTTTTGAGTGGGTCTACTGGCGACCCGTTCGACGTGGCCTTGCGCCGGGATTGATGGAAGTGACGCGCCAGTGGTCATTTCTCGATCTAATGCAGGCTCATGAGCTTCTTGATGTCGAAGAAGAAATAGAAGCGATGGCAAGAAGAGAAGCTGAGAAAAAGCATAAGTAAAGGTATTTGGTATGGCAGCAAGTGTAGGTGATTTAAAAGTAAGCCTACGGATCGTCATCAACAACAACACCTTCAAAAGGGCCAAGCAATCGGTTCGTGGTGTTGCAAAAGAGACGACAACCCTTACCAAAGAAATGAACAAAATGGGTAAGGCGTTGAACGGGATTGGTTTCTCGTTCAGACGCCTTATTTTGTACTACGGTGGTTACAAGGGCATCAAGAACATGGTGACCACCATCAGTAAATTTGAGCAGCTAAAGGAGCAGTTGATCACGGTCGAGAGGGATTCTGTCAAAGCAGAGCAGTCATGGAAAAGGCTGATGGACTTTGCCACGACCACTCCGTTCACCCTCGACAAAGTGATTTCCGGTTTTGTTCGTCTCAAGGCCGTTGGTCTTGATCCAACAGATGAACAGTTACAATCCTTGGGTGACATGGCGTCTGCGTTCAGCATGAACTTTGACGATGTCGCCTTTGCAGTGCAGCGTGCGATCAGTGGTGTTTCTCGACCACTAAAGAAGTTCATTCCCCTCGTCAAGATTGCAGGAAATCAGATCTCCTTGGGATTTAACAAGGATGAGATGATTACGATTGAGAGGGATGCTCAAAAGCTGCTTGAGACGGTGTCTGATATTGCGAAGGAAAGATTCGCACAGGGCATGGAGCGGCAGCTAAGTACAATTGGTGGACAGTGGAGTTTGGTGAGCGACAACATCTCCAAGTTCCTATTCCAGGTCGGAAAGTCTGGATTGAGTGAAGCCATTGTCGAGTTTGCAAAAAGCCTTACTGAAACTGTTGGGGAGGGTGACAGCCTTGCCCAGACGCTTGGGAAGACATTGGGCTTTGCACTCAGAACCATTACGAAACTCTTCAAGATTGCCAGGGACAATGCCTGGTTCTTTGTCGGGGTTCTTCTGTATATGGGGGCGGCAAAGATCAGAGCAGGACTTGCCCTGCTGACCATGCAGATCGTGAGTCTCGAAGCATCCGTTTGGATAGCCGCAATTCAGGCAAAGACCCTCAAGGGTGCGATAGCTTCATTGGTGGCACCCATGGTAGCCGCTACGACTGCTGCTGCCAATTTGGGCAGAACACTTCTGATTACCTTTGGACTCCCACTTCTCAAGATTGCCTTGCTCACTCTCGGAGTCTTTGCGTTCCTTGCTGTACTCAATGACATTGCGAACTTCCTGCAAGGAAAAGACAGTTTGATCGGTGAGTGGTTTGAACACAATTACGACCAAGCAAGTCCTCCGATCAAGATGCTTGCAAGGTTGTTTCTAGGCTTTATTGCCATCATAGAGATGGTCGCCAGAGCATTTGATTTTGTCACTGATAAACTTGCTGAATTTATCAATCTATTGTCAATCGCAATAGGTGAAACATTAGAGTTTCTGCCTAAGGTTCCATCAATGCTTTCAAAATTTCTTGGAATCACTGATGCGGTTGGTTTTGGAGGTGGAGACGGCGAGAGAAAAGGTCTTATGGGAAGACGAAATAACCCGATAGCTGACTTAGCTGAAGGTCTAGCTCCTAGTACTTTATCGGCAGCTAGAGATAGAATCAATGCAGGCAGGCGCAGCAGAAACCAAAGAATTGATGCCATGCGCACCTATTCTGGGGCTCGTGGTCTCACTCAAATGGCGATGGCCGGTGGGTATGGTCAAATGAGCCCAGTAACCGAAGCCATGTATCAGCAGCAAGATCTTGCGAAAGCCAGACTGCAAGGTGCTGGTATGGCCCCTGCTGCTGCTCCTCCGAGTGTCTTCAACATTACCGTCAATGGAATGGAGAAGAGCACATCGGAAGTTGGCAAAGAAATTGGAAAGCAAGTGGCTAGGGATCTCCAGGGGAGGAAACAGTAATGGCTGAAGTTACTTTATTTAGACGCTCCAACATTGGAGCATATTTTTCTCCTGTCTTTGAATTTGAAGCTTCTCAGAACGAAGAGAACTTGATTCCCTTCATTGATCTCAAGGCTCCTGACTCAAGAGAAGTGTACAAAAAATTCTTTCTTCCGATTTGGAACTTCGATGCAACGATCAGCGAATCGCATACCCATACGGCAGAAGTTACTACACATCCTGTAGAGCGTGGCGTAGACATTGCCGATCACATCCAAATCAAACCATTCAACCTTACGCTCGATGGCATTGTCACCAACACTCCGCTTGCACCTGGAATAGAAGGAAGTGCAACGCGCATACTAGAGCTTTATGATGATCTTGTGAGCTTGTTTGAGTCCAAGCAATTGCTCGATGTTGTAACAGGGCTCAAGCGATACACCAACATGGTGATCACGAGCGTGAAGGTGCCGCGAGAGGCACCCAACAGACAGCACATCATCCCCAGTGTTGAATTGGTTCAGATCAATACGGTGGAGCAAGCCTTTGTTGCGCTGGAGAGTTTGGGCATTCCCAAAAGAGCCAAGACCAAAGAAGAAAAGGATGCAGAAAAGACAGCAGCATCTGAGCAACAAGAAAACAATTGGAATGCATTTACCGAATCCGGTCTCTTTGCTTGGGCAAAAGGAAAGAAGCTAAACCTTGGAGAAAACATCGCTGCCTTGAACCCATTCAAGGCACTGTTCTATCCAGGTACTCCTTCCGGGTACGACCCATCAAACCCATTTGTCACGAGTCCAAGTTTGTTATAGGGATCTAAAATGGCATATGAAATTTTTCCTCTCTATAGCTCACAGTGGTTCTCTTACCAAGTGGTGGTCGATGGCCGGGTGTTGATCTTTGACTATCGCTACTCAGTAAGAGCACAGTGCTGGTACTTGGACATCTTTGATGCAAACAACAACGCCATCCGCACTGGCATTCGCATGATCACAGGCACTCCTCTCGCAAGACGAACCATCGACTTGTTCGAGGGATTTGCAATGATTGTGCGTCAAGACGACAAGGGTCTTGCGATTGCGACTTCATCTGATTTTCCAAATGAAGTCTCTTTTATGTATGTCACTGGCGATGAGATGTTTGAGCCAGAAGACCCAGCGGATCAGGTTGTTATCATTCAGACGTTGGAGGAATTGTGAGTCGGTTTTTCGACAGAACAGTACGTCTGATTGTCGGCAAACCCGGTGAGACTCCTCGTTAATTCGGAGGGGTCGACGAG